GTTTTGACGACACAAGAAGAGGACGGAATTTCTGAATTACAAGCACAACAATTAAAAGACAAATTTCGTCAAGCACATCAAGGTAGTTCAAATGCTGGGGATATATTAATAAGTCCAAAAAAAATGTCGTGGGTTAATTTTGGTTTAAATGCTTCAGATTTATCATTAATCGAACAATACAATGCTTCCATAAAAGATTTGGCAAATATTTATAACGTGCCTGTTCAATTGTTAAACAACACAGATAGTTCGTCTTATAACAATATGAAAGAAGCAAAAAAAGCATTATATCAAAATGCTGTCATTCCACAATTAATAAAAGTCAGGGACGAATTGAATCGTTGGTTGGCACCAAAATATGGGGACAAATTATGTATTGATTTTGATTTTACGTCAATTGCTGAATTACAAGAGGAAACAGAAAAAGTTGTTGAGCAAATGTCAAAAAGTTGGTGGTTAACACCAAACGAAAAACGTGAAGCAATGAATTATGGAATTATTGAGGACAATCCACAAATGGACGATTTTTATATTCCACAAAATTTAATGTCCCAAAATGGAACTGATTTTGTTTTGCCAGATGTCGAAATTCCAGAAACACCGATTGAAAATGAAACTGAAGCAAACGAGGAAATAAAAGCAAAAGTTCCAAATTTGCCTGATGCTTACACAACACAAGCCGAAGCCGAAGCACGTGCCGAACAATTAGGTGGGAGTGGTTATCACACACATGAATATGACGGCGAAACAATTTACATGCCATTTGAAACACATGAGGAATATGAAAATGCTTTGGAAGAAAACAAATATCATTATGGCAAACCACATGACGATGACGATAAAAAAATGTTAACCAAAGAGGAAACATTTGACAATTACCCACAATCAGCAACAAACAATGCCAAAAGAATGATAGCATGGAAAGAAAAATATAAAGACGAAGTCAAAGCTGGAACGAGGGTCGGTTGGACACGTGCATCACAATTGGCAAACAGAAAACCATTGTCGTTGTCAATTTTAAAACGAACAAAAAGTTTTTTAGCACGACACAAAAAAAATTCAACAATTAATCCAAAATTCAGGGACACTCCATGGAAAGACAAAGGTTATGTGGCTTATAATATTTGGGGTGGCGAAAGCATGAGAAAATGGGTTAACAAACTCATTGACAGATTAGACAATGCCTAACCATTACACACAAGAACAACTTTCAGACATTTGGCATGATTTTGAAAAAAACAGGCTGATTGTAGAAAAAAAAATGTTTCGTTTTTTATATAATCATTATTTAAAAAAATTTGTAGCAATTAACGAACAATTATTATTGGGCAAATCAATAAATCAAGCAATTTATTTTAATCAAAAATGGGTAAACGAAATGTATTCCACGATTTATAAAATTGGTGGTTTACGTTTTGCTAATTGGTATGCAAACACACACAAAGATTTTATAATTAAAGAACAAACCGAAGGCAGTTTAAATTTGCCTGTTTCGGTTTACAATGCAATATTTGAGGAATATTCTCGACAGGTGTCATTGTTGTTCGGTGCTCAAATTGTTTCACATGCAACACAAAATGCCATACGTGTTTTTGAAAATTTAATGAAAGGCAATGTTGCTGGTTTTGAAAATTATAGTTCATTTGGCATTGATAAAAAAGCAAAAATATTATTACAACAAACAAAAGCACAATGCCGAATATTTGCCAAACGTGTGGCATTAACCGAGGGAACACGAATAGCAAATTATTCAATACATAGAACAGCATTAACATTTTTCAATCAGGACGATTTAATCAAAACATGGATTTCAGCAAAAGATTCGGCTGTTCGTGAAACACACGGCGAAGCCGATGCACGTTATTCGTCCAATCCAATACCAAGCAAAGACAATTTTATTGTTGGTGGCGATTCAATGCAAAGACCAGGTGCTGGAGTGTCAGCAAAAGAAAACGTCAATTGTCGTTGTGTGTCGTGGGAATATCCCAAACCAAATGCACAAACAATTGCCAACATTGACGATTTTGGATTTGGTATTGGTGGTGGAGGATTTATTAATTAAAAAATTATTAACTTTGGAAAAAATTTGAAACATGAATTTAATATTTAAACAAAGTCCATTGGGTGAAGTCGCTGACATTGACGACAAAAATGGCATCGTAAAAGGTTATGGTTCTTATTTCGATAATAAAGACAGCGACGGCGATATTATAAAAAAAGGAGCATATAAAAAAACAATTGAAGAAAACGGTTATCGTGTTAAATATTATTACCAACACAAAATGGACCAACCAATCGGCAAATTAAATGAATTATACGAGGACGAAAAAGGTTTGGTTTTTGTTGCTGAAATACCCAAAACACAACTGGGAAATGATGTTTTAGAATTAATGAAAAATGGTGTAATTACAGAAAATTCTGTTGGAATTATGCCAATACAAAAAGAAATTATGGACGGATACAGGGAAATTTCCGAAGTTAAATTATACGAAATTTCAGCTGTAAGTTTGGCTGCAAATGACCAAGCAAAAATTTTAGATGTCAAAGGCAATTATGATTTTGACATTATAGAAAAACGATATGAAAATTTATGTAAACTAATACGAAAAGGCAATATTTCAGACGAAATGGGATATGCCATAGAATGCGAAATATTAAAACTCAAAGGTATTTTTACCGACTTAATCACAAAGCCAGTTGAAAAAACTACTTTGCCGATTGTTAAAGATGACGTTTCAGTTTATAAATATTTGATTGATAATTTAAAAATTTAGTTAAACCTTTTTTCGGATTTTTATATAAAATCCCATTACATTAAAAAATGGAAGAAAATGTAAAAAAAGAACTTGACCAATTAGGAGATATTATTGATGCTAAAATTGAAAAAGCATCAGGTCAAGCCATGGAAAGGGCAGATAAAAAGGCTGACGAAACTTTGAAAACTGAAATCAATAATCTCATGAATAAATTTAACGAAAGAATGGATGCTATGGAAGTAGCAAACAAAAAAAATCAGGAGAACATTGAAACAAAACAAAGTTTTAAATCAGCATTAAATAAATCCTTAAACGAAGGCTCATTGGAAGCTTTTAAAAAAGGAAATAGCAATGCTCAAACCATTCAATTAAAAGCAGACATGACAATTGGCGCAGATTTTACTGGTGATGTTATTCCACCTGAAAGAGTTGCTGGTTATAAATATGACCCAAGCAGACAATTTCATATGAGACAAATTTTGCCTGTTGGAAATACGTCAAGTGATGTCGTTAGATATGTAAAAGAATCAGGATATTCTGATGGCTCAGCAATGAAAAATGAAGGGTCAACATTAGGACAATCGGATTTTGACATGCAAGCAGTATCAACTCCAGTAGAAAAATTGGGTGCATATTTTAGAATAAGTGAGGAAATGTTGGATTCAACTCCGCAATTGACTTCTTATTTATCAGCACGTGCTCCTGAAAAATTATTGGCAGTTGAGGATAGCCAAATATTAGACGGCAATGGTTCAGCACCAAATTTAACTGGTATTTATACAAATGCAACATCATTCTCAGCTGGTGGATTTGCAAATGCGGTTGAAAGTGCAAACGAATTTGATTGTATTACAGTTGCTTTAAATCAATTGTCAATAGCAAATTATGTTGCTGATTATATATTAATGAATCCAACTGATTTTCATAAAATCTTACTTTTAAAATCTTCACAAAACGAATATTTAGTCAAAAATTGGCAAGAGGGATTAGTCCCAAGAATAGCTGGTGTTCCAGTTATTGCAACAACTGCCATTTCATCTGACAAATATTTAGTTGGAAATTTTGCACAGGGTGCTCAATTCTGGGTTAAAGACAACGTGTCGTTAGGATTTTTTAGAGAGGACGGAACGAATATCAGAGATGGATTTGTAACGGTTAGAGTTCAAGAAAGAGTTTGTGTAACACCTTATTTACCAAACGCTTTTGTTGCTGGTGATTTCTCATCAGACAAAGCAAGTCTTGAAACACCATAACAATTAATTATTAATTTTGGTTGATTAAAGCACTCCTTTTGGGGTGCTTTTTTTTTGGAATAATTTTTGTATCTTTGGCAACGTATCATGTAATGAAAATGGGGCAGAGACCATTATTAATTAGTGAGTGACTTTGACGCTTGATGATACTAGCACCAACCGGTTAAGTCCTTGGGTCGCTATACGTTCATTGATTGATTATTACAACTGCGAGTTAGATTATTCGTGTTTTTAAGTAACAAAGAGGCCTTCGGGTCATCTTTGTTGTGGCGAGGCACATATGCTTAATTGAGCTTGCGCTAGTCTTAATTGGTCATTGGACTATCGGTAGCAAAGTTGGACTTAACCAAGGGGGTGTGATTTTAATAATGTTTTATATCACATTCCCAAAATCCAACTTCGTTTCGTTTTCCATTACGTTTAATTCCAACAAAAGTTTTTTTGCCAATCCAACTATCCATATCAATTTCAGGATAATAATCAGAAATTTCAGCTGGGATTTTTTTCATTTTTCGATTTGTTGCCATTGCCACACGTGATAAAATATGCCATTTCATACGTGCTTCAATTACGTCAGTTTTCCAACCTAAATTTGAAATATAATCCAATCCAAATTTGTCGCAATAAAATTCTCCCAAACATGATGGTCTAATTTTGCCGTCAATGACGTGTTTGATTTCATGTAAGCAAACAAACAATCTGTCAACATTATTTGGTTTTGGAATTTTTATGTTACCATTATAATAGGCATATCCACACGAAGTGGCAGACCATTTTACAATTTTTAATTTGGGATATTTTTTTAGAAAACTATCTAAAATGTCGTAAGCATCCTTTTTATTAAATGTATTTTTATAATTCATATTACAAATATACAAAAAATATTTTAAATAAAAAAATTTTCTTTTTTTTTGTAATTTATTTTGCTAATTAAAAATAAATCTTTATATTTACACTATAATAATAAACAAATAAGAAAATGAACGCAATTTATGACATCATCGGAAACGTAACAAATGGAAAATATGACATTCCATGGAACTGCAAAGAAAGTTGGACAGCAAACACAAAGCCAATGAATATTATGGATTTTGACCAAACACAAAGGGCTGCTATTTATAAGTCTTCCAAACGTATTGTTTCAATCCACACATCATCTTTTGACAACATTTTTGTTGACAACAACGAATTAATTTACATTGTTATTCAAGGCAAAAAAACATTTTTGGTTAACAATGAGGGTTACGGATATTCAAAATATTGGGTAGAAATAATTGGATATTAATTTAAAATAATTTTGCAGATTAAAAAAAAACTTTTATATTTACACTAAACAAATAAAACTATAATTATGAAATTTACATTTAACAAAACAAAAGAAAAAGCATGGATAACTTTCATGGACGAATCATGGTCAACTGAATGGCACCCAGTAACAGATGTGCTTGGCAATCATTTGGATTGGTCAGAAGATATTATGGACCATTGCAGAAAACAATTCAACGATAGAAACAATTGGAGAAGTTTTGGTATTGCTCGAACTTCACAAATGTTGTTGGATAATACAGAAAGAGATAATTTATAAAAATTCATATCATGACAATTAGAGAAATTAAAACAGCTGTCGAAACACACGACAAAGGCAATAAATATTTTTTCAGCAAATCAACGTTAAAATATTTTGGACAACGTTTGTCAATGTTTCGTGTCAGCCATATTGGTGGAAATGATTTTATGGTGTCATGTCCCAGCTACGATACCGAAGGACGTTACATGGGAAGCACACAAAGAATTTTTTTGGCAGACCAGAATAAACTTATACATTTAAGCGAATATTAAAATTTA